ATTCCTAGAAAGGTTTTTGATAGTGTTTTGGATTATTGCATGGATGGTGGAGATACTAATGCTGCGAAACTCAATTTCACACATGAGGGACAACAAAAATCCCTGCTTGTGGTACTTGATCATATGCTTGAACAAAATTCCCATGTGGTTATAGCCCCTAAAACGGTTGACTTAACACCACTACTTGGAAAATTCAAGAAACGATTCAAGGATCCCGAGGTCATGTCTATGGAATGGAATGAGTTGGCGCACGCAGTCCCTGGAGGGCTGCCCTCAATTCCCGGAATCCCCGTTGTAACTTCAATGGCCGAGATTGAGAAGATCAGTAAGCGTACTGATGTCGGGTTCGCTTTATGCGGATACTCTCCCGAAACAAAAGAGAAAGGACTTTCATCTGTCCCTCGGATATTTATCAAGGGGGATAAGATTTACCACAATGCTAGTACTGGATTCGGATCATGTATGTCAATTCTAGTGGCTAATATTGATGGTAGAACCGTGTGCTTGGGTGTGCATGGCGGAACAGATGGTGCGGGACCCAATCCTAATTGGTGCCACACATTTGCTCCGGTTCCTTTAAACTAACTAGGGGGGAAGGACCCCCCGAACCCCAGAACCCTTATGATAGGGTTATGGGGCTCCTGACGGCTCCAGGAGAGAATACTTATTTGTATTTAGAGCCAATTGGGCATTTGCCCTTTAATGTTTATCTGTCTCATAAACGGGATATTCACATTCGATATGATGAACCATTGTTCATGGAATTGCCTGAGATAATGCGTGTTGATCTGCTTACTGAAGTGGGTGAATACTACATGTCTTATGGTGATGTTTCAAGTGTTGATGTTTCTGTTCGTAAGATGGATGTTAAGAAAGCCACATGTTTTCTGGAAAAATCTGAGTTTAAGTTTGCTTTGGATTTTCTATATCGAACATATGGACCTCTTTTTGAGAAGCATACTCGTCATTCAAATTCTGAAGAGATTGTTTCAAAAATTGATTTGGACAAATCATCTGGAGTCCCTTGGGGCCCAGTTCTTGGTTTGAAAAAGAAGAAGGATGTGTTATTGAGTGAACATAGTAGATATATGTTCTATACTCCTGAGCAAATGGGACCCGCTATTTGGCGTGTTGTTCCGAAAACTGAATGGTATCCACTGTTCAAGCTTATGGAGAATAAAGTTCGTACTTTTATTATTCCTCCCATGCATCTTGTATGGCACACTGAATTTTTCTTCCTATCACAAAATGAGGCCATGAAACGCTCATTCTGGAGCGCATATGGTTTTAACCCCTACCAGGGAGGAACAAATGCCCTGGCACAATCTTTACTCAAAGATGGTAATATTATTCTATCTTATGATGTAAAATCGTACGATCGCGTACATGCTTTAATGCAACAAATTTATGATTTCCGTGCTTCATTTTATATGGACCATGAGGAATATGATGATCTTTTAGATTGGGTCATTCAAAATATAGTGGAAACACTAATTCTCCTCCCCAATGGGGATGTTCTCAAGAAGCTTCTAGGGAACAACTCCGGCGGGGTTGGGACAACACAGGATAACATCCTAGGTCATATTATTGCCTTAGCCTATACATTAGCGCATATATATGGTAAAGATTTTGATCTTATTCGAAAAGTTATCGCCAATATATTTGGTGATGATAACATTATGTCTATTCCACTTCCCAAATCTAATGATTGGGAGTCCTTGTTTCGACAGGGCTTCCGAGATTTTAATTGGGAGTTGGATCCATTCATAATTTCCAACGATCTAACTGAGCACACTTTCTTGGGTTTTACATTCAAGAAGTGGAAAGGCCTATGGGTCCCTCAGTATCCAGCAGATCGTTTGGCAACAAGTTTTTGTTACACAATAGAGTCGAACATGTCTATTCAGGCACAGTTCACAAAAATGTATTCTCTATTAGTTATGTCGGCTACGCATGACCATTTATTTGGAAAAATGCAACAAGCTTTTGCATATCTCATTGGAAAGTATCGGGACTATGTTGATCCAGTTATTGACACGTTTGCGTTCTACGGGCCCCCGAGCCAGAATGAATGTTTGCGGTGGATGGCTGGATTAGAAGGTCCTGAGCTTTGTATGGAGGTTGGATGGCACAAAGTTACCAGCGAGTATGTCAAAGCAAAATGCCAAAACAACAACAAGTAACCAGCGGGGTCAAGCAACCCCAGGGCCCAAAAAGCCCAAAATCAGTGGCTCCAAAGCCACTAACGCCCAATCGGGCCAAACAACCCAAACCCAGGGGAGGGGTACCCCAAAAGTCTCCGAGAACCGGAGCATCAAAAAGCAGCTGGCGCGAGCGGAATCGAAATCCACATCGCAATCAAGTCAGCAAAACGGGACTCGAATTTCGAGCCCGAAAACTGGACGCACCATTTCAACCGCGATTTCGGCTTCACAACCTAAATCCGTACGAACGGGTGTTAATCCGGGACAACGACAAATTGTAAGGGTACAACCCTTGCAATATATTGGAACAGTCAAAGTTCCCCATGGATACAAGGATCCAGCTAGCCTGAAAATCAACGAGATAAATTCTCGTCGTATTGCTAATTCTTTTAGAAAAGCTTACCATGATGATCAAGGTCAAACTGCATTCAAAACTGTCTATCCGGACGATGATGATGATTCTGATAACACAACAACAACCACTACTTCTATTAGCCCAAAAGCGATAGTTGTGGGAAACGATCCCCGTATTCCAACTGGACGGCCTTCGCATGCTTTATCTATGGCTAGATCTGGAGGTGGCTATTCAAGTCAAATCCAGGCCCGGCTACGGAATAAGTCCCCGTGGTACACATCTATTCAGGACCCCTTACATGGGGCAGATTGTAAAATTCCTGACGCTACCGGAGAAGAAACTGGAACTATCCAGATTGTTCAACGGCAAACAATCCAAGCCAATGATACTGGCGTGACTGGTTTTCAAGTGATAACCCCGTATATCAATATGGGCAATCATGATAACACAGCCGGCATCAATATGCAGAGAGTTAACTTTGCATCTACTGACATTTCAATTACTTGGGGTGACGGGACAACTGATGGTGATGGATATGGAACAGAGTTTTCAGGAGCAGGAGATATTCGTGCCGTTTCTAACGCGCATCGTGTGGTTTCCGCTTGTATGATTGTTGAACATGAAGCATCTGCTGACAGCAATCAAGGAGAGATAACATTATTTGTTTCTCCCTTTAGTGCGACAAATTCGCCCTTATACAATACCTATGTGAACTTATATTCATCCGTCACTATTCCCCTTAATCTCAATAAACCTGGAACAGTCAGGTGGTTTCCCCTTAGTAGGCAATCTGCTCTACTAAACTCAACAACTAATGTTATCCCATTTTCTTATTCAGATTTTTGTCTAACAAATTCTGAGGAACCTCCTATATGGCAGTTTGGATTTCTTTGTAGTGGAGTTGATACAGGAGTTGCATTTAAGGTCACTATTGTGGTCAATTATGAATTCCTACCCAGCTTCAACACATTGAATGTCCTTTCCGTTTCGCCCTCACCTGTGGACGAGGAGGAAGAGGCATTGGTTACTGGATGGGTTGAAACAATGCCTGCGGCCGCTTTAATTAGCGAAAACAAGGCGAATTCTTCCCCCAGTACGGTTTCTCCCCAACATGGAGATGAACCAACCGGCTTTGGCATGATTGCCAATGTCATAAAGGAAGTTATTCCTTTTCTCCCCCTATTACTTTAGGCTGGAGCATAGAACATGCAAACAAGGCTATATGCCTGTTTTCGAACGAGGCTTATGTCTTGTTTTCAACATGGTTCTAATGTGTTTAAAATATTTCACA